TTGGTTACCTTGAGCGCCCTGAAAACCTAAATTGCCTTGTTCGCCTTGGTTTCCCTGCCGTCCTTGAGAGCCTTGTGAACCTATACCGCCTTGATTGCCTGCTGGGCCTTGCACCCCAACAAAACCCTGCGGCCCATGAAGTCCTTGGCTTCCTTGGGAACCCTGCGCGCCTACAAAACCTTGCAAACCAGAAATTCCTTGAGGGCCTGCCGTACCTTGGAAACCTTGAAACCCGTTAGTTCCGTTAACCCCAGAAGCTCCTTGGCTGCCTTGCAACCCCTGAGAGCCCTGTAGTCCTTGAGGGCCCGAAGAACCTTGAAACCCCTGCCCTTGGTATCCTTGAGCTCCAGACCCGCCTTGATCACCTTGGCTCCCCTGGCGTCCTTGAGCGCCCTGAGCTCCAGTAATGCCTTGAGTCCCGACAAGCCCCTGCAGCCCAACAGAACCTTGCAGGCCCTGGAACCCTTGAAAGCCAGCTCCAGTTTCGCCTTGGTAGCCTTGCTGCCCAAAACTACCTTGGTCTCCTTGCACGCCATCTGATCCTTGGTCTCCCTGAAATCCCTGCGCCCCCTGACTTCCCTGCGCCCCTTGAACGCCGAGATCTCCTTGAAAACCCTGATCTCCCTGGGGGCCTTGGTAACCTTGGTCTCCCTGTGCTCCTTGTACGCCGAGATCTCCTTGAAAACCCTGATCTCCTTGGGGGCCTTGGTAACCTTGGTCTCCCTGTGCTCCTTGTACGCCGAGATCTCCTTGAAAACCCTGATCTCCTTGGGCTCCTTGCGGCCCCGGCACACCTGGCACGCCCTGGTCTCCTTGAGCTCCCCCACTTGGGCCTTGTAGCCCTTGAGAACCCTGAACTCCTTGAGCGCCTCCTCCACCACCAACACCAGTTAGCTCCACCCAAAAAGAATCAACCCAATCGTAAATTCTACCATCACTTGTATTTAACCACCTTAGACCTTGATACGGGTTCTCCGGTGCGGTGGGGCCAAAAACTACACTTGCGTTACCGCCGCCACCGCCTCCTCCAGATATTTCTTCTACAGACCCATCAGGCGCTACAGTTTTAAAGACGCCATCAGCCCCATAAAACAACTTCACTCCTGTAGTTGGGGGTGACGGGCTAGTGCTAGGCACTCCAAACTGTATAGATTTTACAGGCATAGTTACATAAACTCGATGCCAGAAAGCCGATTACTTATGGCTTGGAATGTCCTTAGAGGGGACATCCAATTAACATTGCTTACCCCAGCTTCGGCTTCAGATTGAGTTGCTAAAGAGCTTACAGAAACAGTAGGCCCTGGGTTTCCGGAAATGAAACTACGTCGCGAGATCGAAGCTTTTATAGGGAGACAAGATACCTCCTCTTCATCACTAACTAAAGTCACCTCTAAAGAAGCGTTTATAACTTTAGTTTTTACTCTGGCGTTAGACTCAATTGAGTCTAAAAGATCGTCGACCTCCTGAGTGTTTAAGTTTAGTTCCCCAAAGTATTCGCTATTCCCAACAGAAACAATAGGAATTAGCCCTAAAGCAAGATAATCGGAGTTAGGCAACTTAGATTGCTTAACAGCAATAGCTAGATTCCCGTCAACTCTGTAGTTGGAATTGTACTTACGTAAAGAAATCTTAATTGGGTATTTGTCCGGAAACGACAAAGGGAAAGAAGATACCTTGCCACCTTCGTCAGCATCCAAAATAGTTCGCTCATCTAGATCAAAAACCCAGTTCATTAAATTACGGAGTTACGACCGCTATTTCATGCTTTTAGAAGCCCCCTTTTCGATAGCCATCAAAAAACCTTCTCCTGGAGGAATCTCATTCTCACCAGTTTCAGTCTGGTTTTCGGCTTCAGACTCAGCTGAGCTTTCGTTTTCGGCTTCCTCATCGTATTCAGAGTTTGCCACAGGTACTCCATCAACAGCGCTAAGCGTCAATAGCCCGTCACCACCCATTACAACAGTGGCCATTACTTCAAAAGGCTGACCGGGTTTAGAGTCCTCTGGAGCCGAAAAACCATTAGGAGCGGGAAAAGAAATAGAACTTTTCATATAATTTATGCTAGGCTTGGCCAGCCCCGCGTTTAACGAGGCTGGCCGTTCATGCCAGAGCAGCTACTTATTAGCAGCTGAGGAGTCCGAGCGAGGAATCGCAACGTGCGTGACGAATCACATAGCCCCATTCAGGGAACACGGGCTTACTTCCAGAGCTAAGAACAGCGCGGAAATATCCGATGGTGCCGTCAGGATTGTCGGCAGTGTCACGGATGTTGAGCCACTTAAACTCGCCCATGTACGAGACAGGGTCGAACTTAGTGTTGCCGCCAGGAGCGGTGATTGGGGCGGGAATCATGCACTCCAACACATCAGTGTGGAACACGAAGGTATCTTCGTACGTAGCAGTAAGGTAGTCAGGATTGATGTCCCAACGGCCGGAACCAGTATTAAAGGTGCCAGTAGTGCTACGAACGTAATGCGGAACACGGACCCAGGCGCTGCCACTCCAGTTCCAACGAGGTGCGAAGTCGTCGATGAGGTGGTAGAAGCCCTTGTAGGCGCGCTCAACGCCAAGAGGAGCGAGGAGCTCGCTAACCTTGGTGCTGTAGCGGTAGTCTTCGCGAACAGCGGTGTTCTCAAGAATGAGGCCGTTGCTCTGCTCCGAGCTAGTGATGATGGCGAACTGAGGACGGCCATTCTCGCGGCCGAAAGGATTGTTGCCAGCACCATCGCGAATGAGGCGCATATACAAGCGATCAAGGATGCCCTGAGTCAAGCGGCTAGGAGCAGCTCCAACGGGAACGTTGGGGAAGTTGCCGCCAGTGCCGAACACCAACTGCGCCGTCGTAGAAACAGTGACAGGAAGCACTTTGTTTTCAGCCAAGCGGCTGTATTCACTACGATAACGCTCAATCCACGCATAGCTTGTATTCTCAGTGAGGATACGGAAGATGTTGGAGAGTTGCTCTTTGCGCTTCATAGTGAAGCGAAGGTCGTTTACGCAAATCTTCGGAGACTCGATAGCAGTCTGCTGAAGGTTGAAGTTACGAAGGGTCTGAGCGAACTCAACTACAGTGGCAGAAGGAACGCAGTTAGAGCCCGAGCCAGTATTGAAACCTACATCAGACCACGCCTGAGCTGCAGTAGGAAGCGAACGCTGATAGGTCATCACGGAAATGGAAGTGCCCATCTCATCAGGCCATGTAGCTTTTTTGCAAAGCTTAAGCCAAGGTGACGTGTTAAGGGATTTATGGTAAATGTCAGGACCGATACGGTTAGCCTCATTCACCAAAAGATGATCAATATCGAAAGGCATAAATTACTTTCTTGGTTGAATTTTGGGTTGGGTTGTTGTTTCCCTTCCCGAGCCAAGGAAGGGCCCCTTGCGGGGCGTTAAGCTCTTTGAATTGTCCTGAATATTTAGCGGTATCCAGACCGCGATAGCAAAATAAGTAAAGACATAATGATGTCAATACTTTTTTTACATGACGAAATGTTTTTCTATGGAGTCCAAAAAACTTAACGTAGAATCAACATCTTTAGGTTTAGAGTCGCTTCCAACTCCAGCGCCAGGGGTGGCTTTCTGATATTTCTTCAAAGCGTTTTTAAGCTCAGATACTTCTGAAGATAAAGCTTTGTTTTTTTTAATAACTTCTGGGAGTACCGCGCCGGAGTACGCTGCAAAAGCCTTGTGCTCATTAGAAAGCTTGTCAAAATTAACGTTAGAAACCTGAGAAACCACTTCAGATTCAAACTTAGACCTCTCCTCTGCAGATTCCGGCATTGGTATTTTGCTTTTAAACGTCTCCCAAACAGATTTAACAGAATCCCCCCACGCAGCTTTCGACTCTTCGGATTTTTTGCTTTCTTGGAGCTGCAAAGCTTTATCTCTAGCAGCTAAAGCTTCAGAAGCCCTCGCTCTAAGAGTATCTCTCTGTTCAATTACAGCAGCATAGTCATCCCCTAACTGATATAAGCTAAACCTGTCGCGCTCAGAAAAATTACCGGCCAAATCGGAGATCATTTGCCCCTGCTTCTTATGGTTTGGCTCTTCAAGCACGTTCAAAATAGCTCTCTCAGAAATGTCGTACTCCTTAGAAAGTTCTTCCACAACGCCTAGAATAGCCGCCATTGGTGCGACAACAGACTCTTTGTACTCCTGCGTCGCCTCAAACCTAGAAATGGCCAACTCCTTTTCATACTCAGAGATCTTCAACTCTTTTTCGGACAACGCAGATTTTAGTTTTTCAGGATCCTCCAAAGTCTCAGATTTAGCGCTTTCTAGCTGCGTGATTTTAGCTTCTAATTCCGCTACTCTGGCTCGTGCTGCTTTGGCTTCTGCTTTAATCTCTTTAAACCTAGCCCCAGCGTTGGCTGTCATAGACTTAGTTTCGTCTTCGACCTCTTTAACAGTAGACTCGTCAGTTTTATCCTCCTCACTAGACGGCTCTTCCTCAGCGTTATCTTCAGGCTTTTGATCGTCAGAGGCCTCGGCCTCTTCAAAAGCTTTATCTAAAGCTGCAAACCAAGACGGCTCATACTCACTGTTAGGCTCAGGAGAGGTCGTTTCCCCCAAACTGTTTTGTTGAGTTTCTGTAGCTTGGCTGTCTTGGTGTGTTTGTGCATCCGAAGATGGTTCTGTATCTGGCATGATTTATTTTTGGTTTGTTGGTTTAACGTGGCCCCAAGGTTCCGAAAAACCAAGGGGCTTGGTTGGCTCTTTTGTAAGCGCTTTTAAATTCCGGTAAAACCGGAAATACCCTTCTCTAGCGGACCCGCTAAGAGCCGCTTGATGTAGTATGTCTACTGCTCCTACAAAGTGATTAGGTATGTCTGTCTCCATCGAGAGGCAAACCTCTAAAGCTTGTTTCAGCGGCTCTTCGTTAAGAATATCTGCTAATTTAGTTCGAAGAGACTCATTACGGTCCCAATCTGCTTTTGTCGTCATGTGACTTGAATATTACACCCCAGACGCAATCTCTTGAGCTTTATCGGCGTCTTTAAAAGCCCGTTCTTGAGCCGCATCAGCCATACGAATCTGGCGTTTGGTGTCCGCTTCTTCCATCATAAGCCTCTGCTTAACTCTGCTTTCTTCTATCTTAGAAGCTAGAGCCGATTGCTGGTCAGAATTACCAGGCTCAGAAGCTACATTAGCCGACTGCTCATTTAATTTCTGAACATGCTTAGCGCCATTAGTGACGACTTCAGTTAATTGAGACAAAATCTTTCTATTTGCAGCTGCTTCTTCAGTTACTGTTGGGTCTGCAGATTGGGCTTCGATATGTAAAGTTGCGTGCTCTAGCAAGGCAACCAACCCCGGAATCACGGTGGCTATGTCGGAAGCGCCCTCATTCAAACCGTTAACTCCTTGAGACAGGGCAGCGATATGGCTCTTAGCATGTACAGTGTGGTTATCGTTAGGGTAGGTAGGCAGCTGGGTCCCAGCCATCAATGTGTTATTCTCAAGATTAGCAAACTTCTCGTCCATCAAAGGTCGGCTTTCAGAAGTAGGTTTCTGTACGTACCTGTCGGAGTTAGCGTAACCGATCCTAGCCGCCACCCTATCCCTCAAAAGATTCTGTCTGCCAAACTCGTCAAACGCCGGGGCTATCTGGCTAAACTCATCAAAAGTTAACTGACGCATCTGCTCGCTTCCAGCGCCTATGGCTCTTACAGCGGTTACACGAGCCAGATCTACCTGATATATCGCCTCCAAAGGCACCCCTCGCTCAAAACAGCGCTTTTTAAACTCTCTAACAGAGTCTCCTCCTGGCTCAGAAGGGTAGTAATCCCTACGGCATACACGACGAACAACCTCTCTAAATAATCGCTCTAGAGGGTCGTAGAATAAAGAAAGCGCGGAAGTGCTAAGCCTAGCTCTGTCACTTTGTTGAGATTGTATTTCGTATTTAGTTTTTTGGCGTGTGTCAACTTCTGTAGCGGAAGCCTGGTATCCGCTTGTACGATTCGTAATCAACCTAGACATGTCTTGTAACACAGGAAGAACACTGGTAGACATGTTAGGGATAGACCGCTCTTGGATCTCAACCCCAGGAGACAATATGCTGTACGGTCCAAAATAAGACAACTGCAAATTCTGGAGAGCGTCTTCGTTGGCTGGTTGAAGTATGACGCTGCTGCTAAGAAGCGCTCCGTCGACCATCTGGCACCTTAGCCTATTACTGGTTTGTATTTCAGTAAATATCTTAGCGCCTAAACCTCGTATACTGTGGTACTGGCCGTTAACCCCTACGCCATATGTAAATATTGTAAACGCCTGCTCCATACGAGAAAACTTCCCAACTCTGCGATACAAAAAGTCTTCTTTATCAGTAGCGTCATCTCGAAGGATAATAGAATGAGTAACAGTCCCGTCGAACTCTACATTCCAAATATGCACAACTTTAATTTCAGACGATGTAGCCACGCCAACATATAGATCGTTGCTTTTCATCTCCCTAACAATAGCCTCCCAGTCAGTAGAGTGCCCGCCAGAAGCAGGGGAGTTGGAGACAGCGTCCTTGATAGCTTTCTTAACCGCACTAACGTTCCACCCTAACTCTAAAGCCTTCTGCTCGTCTTCTATAAAACGGTACAACTGCTGAGCCTGCATAACTCTAGAACAACACGCTACCTCTATCTCAGACTCACTAGCTAAAGTCTTACGGGGAATCAGAAAATCGCTCCACCCACCGACGCGCCAACGCCAGTCCAAGTCAGACTCAAAATACGTAAAACCGACGCCGTGCGCTACAAAATGTGTAGCTAGCCTTAACCAGTTAGGTGTGTACGAGTTCCACCCACGGAGCATACGAGTAATCTCTTCACTAATAGTGTCTTCGTAATCCAACCTCTCTTGAGGGTCGCCAAACTTGGTCTTGAAGTTTATCAAAACCTCGACACTGGAAAGCAAATCAACATACCCAGACAAAGCAGACTCCAGTAGTGCGTCAGCTTCCCCAAAGTTAACATTAGCTCTAGCGGCCTGTCCAGTAGCCCTCAGTCAGCTTTTAAAAGCCTGTGGTAGATCTCCCTCGCACTCTTTGCATCTTTGATGCGAGTTCTAGGGGGAGTCCCACTATCATCAAGCGTCTCCAAAAGAAGGTCGTTTGTAGAAGAAGACATAAACGCCAATCACTCTACGGCGGCTTTTTCAGGTTGTTCTTCGGCTTTCACCGAACGTTTCACCGAAAGTTTCACCGAACGTTTCACCGAACTTTCCGTAGGCTCCAGAACAAATTCTTTTAAGGCTCCGTGGTACAATACAGAAGAAGGTTTAACATCGCCATCTACTTGAATTAAAGAAGTGTTGTGAGCCATAGGAACTATTTCGTTTTGGCAGAATACCTCATAATTGATGGGGAACATCGGGGAGTGTGCCGCCAAAGAAGAGTTAGGGAGGTAGTCTTGAGAGTATACTGCGGACCTGACTAAGTGTTGCCCTTCCTTATACGTAGCTCCATCAGCAGATACTAGCTCAGTGTCCACAAGCGCCCCCAAGAAAGGCATTTTAGCTAAGTTATACTCGGACTCTAAAGAGTCCAGCCAACCCGACTTCAACGGCGTAGCCTGAGCTCCAAACCAAAGCCAGGGGGCCGCGCTATTAGCAACATACTTCAAGTAATGCGCAGAGTTAAACCAACAAAAATTGATGTCTAGTGGGGGGATGGAAGGGCCGTCTTGGCTGAAAACATAAGCGGAGACTTTAGAAAAAAGATTCTGGACCTTGTCAAACACGACTTTAAGGTTAGCCTCGTCGGACGGCTTGGCTACAACTACAGCTTCGTGGTTTTGATACGGCCCAAATTTGATAAGGGCCTCCAAACCTTTTTCTGTGACAGCGTCTTCGCTGGATGCGGGAATTACAATGATCATGGATGGTATGTTAAACAGATATTATTGAACTGCACTTCAGCAACTGTCAAATTTTTTTTATCTTAACAAGGTTTTAGGCAAGTTGGCGCGATTCAATCGGCTAAATAGGCCCCCTAAATTGCGAGCAGTTGGACTGTTTTTAGTTTCAGACTTTCTATCCGCCCCAAACCCAAACTTTTCGCGACACAACGCCACTAACATTAACGCAGCGTCGGCCTCATCGGGGGATTTCCCAATCCTCATTTTCATATCTGGCTTAGGCTCAGCTACCAATCTCATGTTAGACCCTTTTTTAGTGGAATAAGTCCTAGCGCATAACTCTCTAGCGAGGGTAGCTGTAACTCCGCGTATCTGCCCCGTCCTCATCAGTTCTTTAGCGCCGAACCAGATCTCAGTGACTCTGTTAGCGTATCGCTCGTTTGAAGGTGTGGGGTCAGAAACACTAGCTGGGAGTTCGCTAGCTTGACCGCCGAAATCAATTCGAACCACCCTATTAGACCACTCTCTAGCCACAATGTCCCCAAAAGGCTTCCCGGCCCCGCTGGCGTCAAAACAAGCATTTTCAGGAGCCACACCATTACTGATGCAGCGGTCTCTAAAAGTTTGCACTATTTGAAAGGATCTAGGTACTGAAGTCTTGGTTACGTCCTCACGTAAAAACTCAACTCGGTCGAAACACAAAGTTTTCAGCCCGTCTCCATTCTCTCCGTACCACCCAAAATAAAGAGCCGTTCGATCGCCGCCATTTGTAAAAGCCGGGTCTAAAGCAGCAATCTTAACCGGAGGGGTCAGCCAGATCGCGGGTTGATCCGCTTTAAATTTTATAATGTCCGCTTCGGAATATATCCCATCAGCCGCACCAGTGGGGCTCCAGTAGCCGCGAATCATTCGCCAATACGCGTTAGAGTTTTCACCCAAAGATTCTCTTTGCTGCTCCAGAAAATCTGCAGTGATCAGCCACGGATACAGCGTCGAACCAGCAGAAATGTTAGGGCTCTTTTCGCCGTCCAACCTCAAACACTTCCCCCGGTCAGTCTCCCATTCCTCGCTCTCTGAGTTTATCGAGGCCCAGCCAGCTTTAGGTTTTGCGAAGACGCCAAAAGCGTCGTAGTAGCTTGCAGGGTTTCCGAGACCGACCATCTGAAACCAAGGATTCACCGCCAAGTTGGAATACGCCGCTCCAACAACAGACTCGCCCAACTCAGGGAGCTCGTCCGCGATCAGCAAAACGCGAGGGGCCTTAAACCCGATCAATTTTCCGTAGGCTTCCTTGTCCTTACTTTTTTCGGCAGCGATCAAAGAAATTCCACTGCGATCTGAACCAGTCGAATCTTTCGTCCCCATATCAAAACGAATCAATCCGACGGAGTCCACGAGCTTGCCCGGGGCTCTTCCTGGTATCGCCTGCCAATAATCTCGGATAGCTCCCCAAATGCGCTTCCGAGAATCTTTCAAAGATGTCGACGTCACGAGCACCATTGTTTTGCTTGGCAAGCATAAAAAATTTACGATTGCCCACACGGCCCCAAAATCAGATTTGCCCGTGCTGGCGGCCCCAGCTATCGCCAAAAAACTTTTTGGTTTTTCCATAGCCTCGCAAGCTTCTTCGAGCATTCGTTCCGCCCACGGGTGCCACACAAATTTTTTCCTTTTGTTGTTCGGCCCCCAAAGCATGTCCGAGATGGCTTTGAAATGCCCCGCTCTACCAAGACCGCCTGGGATCTCTGAAGGCCCTAACCGGAACGCCTTCAAATGCCGCATGAGTTGATTGTCAGTTTTCTTCCACCAAACACCCCACTGCAGTTCTACGTCTGAAGAGGGTGCGGGTGGGTTTACGGTTATAGAACTCATAAAGGTATAATATCCAAGTAACAATAAAACATGTCAATATTGTGTCATGTCAGTGTTTTTGTCGGGTTAAAAAATCCGACAAGAAAAAACCCGCAGAGCCAGTATTCATGCGGGTTGGGGAGGGGAGCCGACACTCGGATTCGAACCGAGGACCGACGGTTTACAAAACCGTTTATACTGGGGTAATATCCTAGAAATACACCTAAGTTAAAAATATCAAAATCAAACATTTAAAATAAAAAGTGGTATATTATTGAATGTCACTAGGATGTTATAAAGTACCGTTTTTTCGCCAATTTTCTGGTATTTTGCGTCATTAGTCCGTCTATACTTTCAACGAGTTACTAGGGGTTTTAATCGCGGTAGCGGTCAAAAAAACCGTTGAACATTTTTTGTCATGTGGTGTCAATACTAGCACAGAAAATTTTATGCCAAAACAAAAATCAAACGGCGAATACCCGAAGCATCTGGTTTCTCGCTACGGGAAGGTTCACATTTATAAAAACTCCAACCGGGGGGCTTGGGTAGTGTATGTGGTGGCCTGGTCAATAGGCAGAAAAAGGCATCGTCTCAGTTTCTCCGACGAGATGGCTGCCTTAAATCACGCCGAACTCGTGCAGGAGCAGTTCAAAAAAGGAGAGCAGTTGGCCACCGCGATTTCATCCAGCAAGGCTCTCTACTACGAGACCTGTGAACAAAAGCTCAACGGCGTGTCTCTACTAGACGCCGTAGATTACTACATGCGGATGCACGGTGAGACTAAATCGGGAGTTTCCCTCCAGAAAGTCAAAGACGAATTTATGGAGGGCGTGAAAAAACTTGGTAACCAGCCACGAGACATCTCCACGCTTAGGGGGCACCTAAACAAATTCGCCGACTGCATGAAGGTTCCGATGGAGTCAATACGGGCCGTTGATATTGATAGGTATCTTCAGGGGCATGAGAGCTGGTCAAATCGAACGCGCATAAATCATCGAAGTTCGATCATGCGGCTTTTCAACTGGGCGATAGAAAAAGAACGGTTGCCATCCAACATGGCGAACCCCGTAGAAAAATCGTCCACATACAAATCGGAGACGACTGGATCCCCAGGAATTTTCACACCTTCCGAGCTACAAAAACTTCTCGACACTGTCGAAGAAGATTGGATGCCATACATCGCTATCGCCGCGTTTGCGGGGCCTCGATCTGCTGAGATTCCTCGACTAGAGTGGGAGTCGGTGTTGTTCGACGAAAAAGTAATTGTGCTCGACGCCAGGCACACAAAAACAAAGCGCCGAAGAGTTGCGCAAATGCCGGACAACCTCGTTTTGTGGCTCAAAAGTTACAGCGGAAAAAAAGAGGGCCCCATATGCCCCTCAAAAAATCCGAACAAAATGACGAACAGGTTGTCTAAAGATGCAAAGGTACTATGGAAACACAACGGACTTCGGCACTCATATGTGTCCTACCAAATGGCAATCCTCCGAGACGCCGCAAAAGTAGCGGAGCAATGCGGAAACTCTCCCGAACAAGTTCAAGCGAACTACAAGGCCAACGCTCTTGAGAGCGAGGCTAAAAAGTGGTTTGCGATCAAACCAAAAAAGAAAGGTACAAAATAAGAGAACCGTCAACACCAAAAAAAACTGTTGACACGAAAAATATCTGGGTATCATATTCAGGTATCAAACCAGAAAACCAAACACTAACATGCCAAATAAACTAGCAGATGATCGTCGGCGAGCGGTCTTCATCGTCGACAGCAAAGATTATCAAGACCTAGAAGACTACGCAAAAATGATGGGGTTCACCGCATCAGTCCTACTTCGAGAGGCAGTATACCGGCTTGCCAAAGAGCTCAGAACCGAAGGCAAGACTATTCTAGAAAGACAACCCCGCCCAGATGAAGGTCACACAACAAAATAAATATTTAATGCGTCCAAAATTATTTATTGATTTTGGTATAATATCCCAAATACAAAAAATGAACCACGATAACACAAACCCAAGCCGACAATAGCACCCTAACACTCAACTGTTCTAGCACAACATGTCAACTCCACACTACACACAAACAAGCGTATCAATCGAACTGCCACAACACCATGAAACCGTATTAGACGAAGCCTCCGAAACAACAGGGCTGACTCGCGATCAAATCGCAAAGGAAGCTCTCAGGCGGCTTTTAAACGAGATCAGAACCGACAAAAAAGGGCACTACCACGCAGTCATATGACAATATCACCAAAGCTAGTGGTGGAATGCGCCGGATCGTTCAGAGTAAAAGTTCTCCAAGGAGGCCGCGTAGAGATTAGCATGGAGGACGCAACCGGAGAGTTAACGGCGGATGATGTCCTTTATGACAAAAAAGGCGCAGCAAACAGGCTGGGCACCACTATTAGGTCCATAGACAATTTTATGTCGCAAAAGAAAAACCCGCTACCTTTCATCAGGAACGCAGGAAGACCTAAATTCCGAGAGTCGGACATTAAGTGGTGGCTCGACCAAGGATGCTCCGTTGCCGCTAGAAGGGCGGCAACGAGGGCTTTGGGTATAATATCCTAATAACATGACAACTCTCGTAGGAATAGACCCAGGGGCGAACGGAGGTTACATGGTCCGGTTTGGCGGTGGTACAACATTAACTGGGCCGCTTCCGGAAACCGAAGGGGACTTACTAAGCCTGATAGAAATGATCAGCATGTCGGAAGCTGATGAGCGGATATGCTACCTAGAAAACTTAGTTAAGTTTACAGGCAACCCAATGCCGTCTTCAGCTATGGCTACATACGCCTCAAACTGGGGAGTGCTAAAAGGGATGCTCATGGCTTTGAAGTTTCAGCTGGTGTTAGTCACGCCTCAAACGTGGCAAAAAGCACTAGGAATGGGCAGCAGCAAAGGAATGAGCAAACCCGAATGGAAAAATAAACTAAAATCAGAAGCTCAAAGGCTCTACCCGACACAAAAAATAACCCTATCAAACGCGGATGCAGCTCTAATATTTAGACATGCAGATTTACAAGAAAGAAAAAAATGAAAACACAAACTAGAAAAAAATACAAAACCCAAAAACAAACCCCAGATCTATATCAAATAGTCTGGAAGCATCAGACCATAGAGCAGCGATTTAAAATGTGGCTCAAAGGAATCTACGACTCTGTTAGGTACTTCCCAGAGGAGAAATCCCCACAATTGATAGCAAAAAAAAGAAGGGGCAGGCCGCGCAAAGACTGGTTATACAACCCAACAACAAACACCACTTACACTAAGTCTACAGGCTGGGAACTATGAACGAAAAAGATTCGGGCCCAAACAGAACCAGAGCTGAAGAACAGCGGTACATAAACGACATGTACATAGCAGGCACAATGTCTAGAGAAGAGTGGAGAGAAAAGACAGAGGAGCTTAGCGATCTGGGGAGGTGGGACGCAAACGGGCGGATAAAAAAATGAGCTTAAGGCACGAACAATACCACGCGCTTAAAAAAACTAGAGAGTTTCTTAGAGAGCTTCTAGTCTCTAAAACTAGGCCCAAAACCTCTCAAGAGTTTAAAGACAAAGCATACTCGTGCCTTAGGCATTTCCCTTTTCTAGATCAAAACGGAAAGCCGATGTTTTCGCAAGACGATTTTGGGCCCGACAAACTATGACGTGCCCTCACTGCAACGTCAAAAAAACATCGACTAAGATTACGGACTCCAGGATGACGGGAGATAGAAAACGCCGTCGAAGAGAATGCCAGTTCTGCGGAAATAAGTTTACCACCTACGAATACGTAGATCTCTACCCCTACAGAAACTCAGGCCCCGACAAAGTGCCAAAAAAGAAAAAACCCGGCCCTAAGGCGCGCCCTAAAAAAGTTAGGACAAGCGAATCTAACTGGCTGCAACGACTAATGGCTAAATTAGATAATGAAAACTCCGTACCCAGTACAACAGTCGCACATAAATCTGCTGTATAGTTCTCTTGTAAAGAACAAGGCGGCTTTAGATGCCTCAGCGACGGGGACTGGAAAAACATTATGCGCAATAATGGTCGCCAAAAAGCTCGGTAGACCAGTCGTTGTAGTGTGCCCAAAAGCAGTTATCCCCGCTTGGAGAAAAGAGCTAGAAGAACAGGGGGTTCCCTCGGCTGCCGTGATAAATTACGAAAAGTTACGCACTGGAAAGTCTGGTCTAGGCGCATGGAACAGTAAAAAATGGGAGTGGGGCCTAAACGAAGAGCATTTAATAGTGTGGGACGAGGCCCATAGGTGCAAAAGCCCCTCCGCTCAAAACACAAAAATGCTGATTGCATCAAAAAGCCACTACAACTTGATGCTTTCGGCGACAATCGCAGACGACCCAACCGAATTGAGGGGGGTTGGGTTCTTATTAGGGCTGTTCGAGCTGCCTAAATTTTGGAACTGGTGCCGATCGCACGGGTGTCGACCTAATCCATGGGGCGCAATGGAGTTCGACAGACGGAAAACGGGGGCTTTAGAGAAAATCCACAACCAAATAATGCCAAATAAGGGCGGCAGAATGACTGTAGACGACATGAAAGGGCACTTCGCGGACAACTTCATTATAGATGACCCGCTAGACTTCTCGGACGACGGTAAAATTAAAGAGCTGTACGAGGAAATGGAGCTTGAGCTTGAGGGGTTGAAAAAAGAGATGGCCGACGACAGCGACAACCCAGCAGCAAAAGCTTTGGTTGCTCAACTCAGGGCACGGCAAGCAGTGGAGTTATACAAAGTGCCTCTTATTTGTAATACAATTGAGGAGATTGTTAACGACGAACACCGCAATGTTGCGGTATTTGTCAACTTTGACGCCACAATAAACGCTATTTTAGATAGACTGCAAAAAACAGAAAGCACAGTTTCTGTAATACGCGGGAAACAGTCTGAAAAAGAAAGGGAAGTTTCTATCTTGAGGTTCCAAAATAACACCTCAAGAGTGATACTTTGCAACATGGAGGCTGGGGGAGTGGGAGTCTCTCTACACGACACAACCGGAGAAAGGCCGAGAACCGCACTTATAAGCCCGAGCTTTAACGCAAAATCTATGGTGCAAGTTCTAGGGAGAATCCATAGAGCGGGGGGAAAAAGCCCAGCCATTCAAAGAATTTTAGTCGCCGAGGGCACCGTTGAAGAGAAAGTAGCGAAATCTGTAAAAGAAAAAATTAAAGCACAAGAAATTTTGAACGGATCTAAAAGTTCGTTGTCTAAAGACGGAGCTGGGGTATATTACCCAGCTGACAACACAGTAACATCACCAATGCCAGAAATAGATCACGCTTCGCGAGCTCACGCAGAACATAGCCCCTCAGCACTAAAGAATTTTGAAGTTTGCCCAGGATACCTCCCAAGAGAGGGGACTAACTGGGCGGCAGAGCGCGGAACTAGAATCCACGAGGCTCTCGAAGCAGAAGATATTTCTAGGCTTGTCGACCCAGACGAACAAGCCATCGCGCAAAAGTGCTACGACTATGTAGCACAACTGGAATCAGGCCACTCTTTTAAACACAAAGAGGTACGATTCGACATAGATTTGGGTGGTGGAGAAAGCACTTTTGGAACCGTCGATCTTTGTCTTGGGTTTCCGAAAAAACTGATGCGATTGGTAGACCACAAAACAGGTTACGGAGCTGTCGAAGACGCGGAGATAAACACCCAAGCCTGGGCTTACACAATTGGTGCATTTCAAAAGTTTGATGTAGACACTATTGAGTTTTACTTCCTTATGCCGGTGCGTGATGAGGTTAGCTACGCGGTATTTAAACGGGAGCAACTCCCTGAGATGCAACTTCGGCTCCAAACAATTATTAAGAGAGCGAAAGACGGGAAGATCTTTAACCCGCAAGCAGGGGTATGCGACTACTGCGGAAACCAAGCCAAGTGCCCAGCACTAGCTAAGAAGGCGCTTCTTATTGCCAATAAATACCCCGAGACAGGTTTTGAGGTTCCAAACGATATTACCGGAGACAAGGCCGACTCTGAGGAGCTGGCGCAACTTTTGAAGTTGGCCCCCATAATGGAGAGCTGGGCTGCAGGGATTAGAGAGCTATCCAGAGAAAGGGCTGTTAACGAGGGGTGGGAGCTTCCTGGGTTCCGTCTGCAAGAGCAAAAGCTCCCAAGAAAAATTACATCAGCTATTCAAGCATACGACGCAGTTAAAGATACTGTGTCGCTCACAGATTTTCTAGCGGCCTGCACAAAAGTAAGTGTGCCGGACCTAGAAGACTATTTTGCTGAGTCGGTCCCAAAAGGGAAGAAAGGCCAAGCAAAACAACAGCTTGTCGACCGACTTACGGACGCAGGCTGTCTCAAGCAAGAGGGCACCACATTTGTCCTCAAGCAAGAGAAAAACTAACAACCCAAACAACCAAAAATCCAAACATCCAAAACATATGGCGTCCATATCATTCGCAGCTAAGCCCCCAACAAAGAAACAAGAAACAGTCGCGCAGGAGGTATCATATCCTAGTGACACGACAGAAAGCTCGCTGGCTGTAGTAGACCAGGGATTCAACAACGCGGTAGCCGTGCCTAAAGGGCCAGCCGTGGCTTCAGGCATCGTTGGAGAAGTCTCTATGCGTGACATCAAGCTTCCACGACTCAACTTGGTGCAGAAAGTAGGCTCGCTGGCAGACAACTTCCAACCTGGCAGCATTGTGTTTGAGAAGACGTTCGTGCTGTCGGACGGTAAGCCCCAAAACACGTTGGACCTGACTCCGCTGCAACTCAGGAAGCAATACCAGAAAAAGACCGCTTGGGGTGAAGGCGACAACACAGAGCAGCCAGAGGTCTACGACACTGCTGAACAAGTCCGTGAGGCCGGGGGCTCGTTGCAATACGGTGACGAGAACTACTTTCAGGAGATCGCCCACATTGCGTTTGCGGTCAAGCTGCCTGAGAATATCGAAGCTCCGGACGAACTTACAGACCTGTTCCCGCACCAGTTCGCGGACGCTCTTTATGCGGTCGCAATGTGGACTGTGGCTAGCTCCAGTTACACGGCCCTTGGGAAACGAATCATTAGCGACTCGGCGATGACTCTCCGAAACGGTCTGCATACAGGGCACTACCTTGTGGGCAGCGAGATCAGGAAGAACGCGCGTAACTCATGGTATGCGCCACGTGCTACGTTTGCAGGTAGGCACACTCCGGAAGCGGCTGAGTTCTTTGCCTCGATCCTGAAGTTGAATTCCTAAAACAAGAAATTTCGAAGTGGGGGCGTAGAGCGCAGAGATGTTCTGCGACTAGGGTTAACTGCATTGGCTCCCTCTGTTGATCACCCCACTTCGAACTCCCCTAAAATGTCCTCCGATAAAAAGCTTTTAGAAGCTACAGAACGAGCTTGCCACAGATGGCTTTGTATACACAACCCCGAATACAGACGGGCTTGGCTGCAGGAATGCGTAATAAAATACAATGCTAACAGATGTAAAGACCTATGCAAAATGTTATCTACTCCCTTGATACTGAAAATTACTACGATTCAGAACTCAGTATAACCACAATGGGAGCGTGGAAGTACACGCGGGCTTCCGAAAATTACATGCTCACAATTTCGGGGTCCGATGGGCTTAAGTACGCAGGAAACCCAAAAGATTTCGATTGGGGCATCCTGAGAGGTAAGACTATAGTCATGGCCAACGCGGGCTACGACCTCACAGTTCTAGAGGCTGAAGGGGAGAAGGGGAACATACCAAAAGATCTCGGGTTTAAAGAGGTCGTCGATGTCCTAGACATGGCTAGATATATGGGGCGTCCAGGGTCGCTGGCTGGAGCATCACAAAGCTTGCTTGGCATCGAGGTAGACAAAAAGACCCGAGCCAACATGAAGGGCAAGCAGTGGGAGACGATGTCGGCGGAGTTCAAAAAAGAAGTCACCGACTACGCCATCAAGGACGCTGAGATGACTCTGAAACTGTGGCTGGAGTTCGGACACAAATGGCCGTGGCACGAAAGGGAGCTGTCTAGGCAAACAAGGGAGATAGGAATGCGCGGAGTTCCTGTGGACATAGAAAAAGCTCAGCAATACAAAAAGCATTTAGAGGGGCTTATCTGGAACGCGGAACAAAGCATCCCTTGGGCTAAAGAAGAGGACGCTAAGATTCTATCCCCAAAAGCGCTGGCAGAAGAATGCCGTAAAGTAGGGATCGAGCCTCCAAAGTCGCTGGCCGTGGATAGCGAAGAGTGCCAGCGGTGGGAGGACAAATACGGAGAAACTTATCCTTGGGTCGGAGCCATGCGAGATTGGAGACGCTGCAATATGTTGTTGAAAAAAGTATGCACTTTTATCAACAGAACCAAGCCGGATGGGTGGATGCCGTTTTCCCTAAAATACTTTGGAGCTGGCTCTACGGGACGGTGGAGCGGGGATGCAGGGTTGAACCTCCAAAACTTGAATAGGAAAGAGCTATACGGGGTAGACCTACGCGGGCTCATCAAAGCCCCAAAAGGCACCAAGATTGTAGCGGTCGATCTAAGCCAGATTGAACCTCGTTGTCTTGCTTTCCTGTCTTCTGACGCAAATCTCATAGACTATATCCGTCAAAGCGACGACCTTTATGACGCTCAGGCGCGAGCTTGGGGCCTGCACGAAGGGCCGGACCCGCTACGTAAAAACCCTGCAAAAAGGTTAATGATTAAGCAGCTGAACTTGGGCTTGGGGTACGGTATGTCGGCATCCAAGTTTAGCATGGTCTCAGGGACAGAGGCGGCCGAGGCAGAGCGACTGACAACGCTGTTCAGGACCAAAAACCCAAAGCTTAAGGCTCTGTGGAAGGCGTTGGAGACCTCGATGAAGCGGCACGCTTCGCGGGGGGCCGACTTCAGCTTAGAGCTTCCGAGCGGAAGAGAGATCACCTATTGGTCGGCCAGCAACGCAGGGGGAGGGCTCACCGCCGTCACGTGCCGAAACGGAAAAATGATGCGTTCGAAGTACTGGTATGGGCTGCTTGTAGAAAATTTAACACAGGCTACCGCAAGAGAAGTATTTGCTGAAAAGCTACTTAATATAGAGGCTGCCGGACACACGATTTTGTTTTCCGTCCATGATGAGGTAGTGTGTCTAACTCGCGAAGAAGAGGCTGAACAATCTCTAAAAAATATTGTCGAAATAATGTCTGAGACTCCGGAATGGATGCCTGGGCTGCCTCTCGCCGCCGAAGGAAGTATCGAGGACAAATACGGAAAATGACAATCGCACAATACGCTTCAAAGTGGGCTGTGGTCGAGCACAAAGCCGAATACAGAAACAAGCCTTTATGGTCTAGGTACGATAGGCAGCAGATATTTTTCAACTGGGCTGTAGATGACGCAGAAAGCCCTATACGAAAAGCCATAGACGCTGGAGCTCACGAAGAAGACATCCATGCTGAATTTGACGCTGCTTTTGAAGAAATGATGTCACTTTTAGCAAGAATGGAAGGCGATAGCCACGCGCACCCAGACGAGCCGCCATTTTAATTTAGCAGGGGTATAATATCACAGTAACAAAAATGCCAACACAGACGACCTATCTCGCAATCAAGAACCTCAGGAGCAACGACGCCTTCGACATCGGAGGCAAGCCATGGGAAGCCAGTATCCCGCCGCGCCCAGGACTCCAGTCGGGGGCGACTAAAGAAGCTTATCGGGTTTGGTGCTCCGACCCAAACACCGACTGGGTCTTCTATACTTTTGCAGAGGGGCTCACCCCATCCCTAAGAGTTTCGGAAACAAATCCGGTCAAGTACCAACACGGCATTATTGCCGACTATGACTCGGTAGTTCCCATCGCCGACGCGAAGCAGATCCTCGCTAACAACTGCCCGGCTGGGCTGGAGCCCACAGGAATCTCTCAAACATTCAGCGGGGGGATTCGTGTGGTGTGGGAGTTCGAAGAGCCGCTGATGTTGGACAACAAGGGTCTCTACGAGTCTTTCATGGCTTACGCAGCAAAAGAACTGCGTGTAAAGAAACTGCTGCCACATTTTGACGAGACCTCCTTAAAGTCAAACCAGGTGTTCGAGATCGGTAGCGACTGGGAGCAGATTCCAGGTTCCCTTCCGATCTCATGTAATGTGGTCCATCATTGGCTGGCCGAATCCGCGCTTAAAGCCAAGAAGGTATCGGATAACAATACTTCAATCCCATACGATCGCATCGCAGCCGAGATCGAGAAACAGTTCCCAGGAAAGCTGCAGGGCGACATTAGAGAAGGTCTACGCGTGCCGCTGTTCTGGATCGACGACGGGATTGACCGTGTCGGTGCAGTCATGGGAGAGCACGGGGTTATATGTTTCTCGGACCGCGCAGGTAAGTCTTTTGTGCCGTGGGTAGAGATACTGGGTAAAAAGTTTGTTTCGGAATACGAAGCCGAGCGCACCGGAGCTGCCGCAGCAGACTTCTGGTATGACGGACGCGCCTATTGGGTCAAAGACAACGACCTATGGTGCCGACTCGTCAGCGAGGAGATGGGCCGTCGGTTGAAAGTCCTGTACAGGCTTTCCAGCAAGAACGGTAACAAGGACACCGCAAGCGAAGTAGATAAGGCTATGGTCGCAATCCAACAGACCAAGCGGGTGCAGTGCGTAGCGCCGTTCGTCTACAATCCGGTCGAAATTCTAGACTTCAATGGAGCCAAGTACCTAAACACCAGCCAACGCAAAATGATGGAGCCCGCTGCAGAGGATGGGGATTTCCCCTGGCTCAAGAAGTTTTTGCTGGAGCCTGGTATCTGGGATAGCGCCGTGGATGAAAACGGAGTCGGCCAAAGAGACTACTTCTTAGCTTGGTTAAAAAGATTCTGGGAATCGGGCAGAGCGGGACGGCTGCTTTCGGGTCAAATGGTGTTCATCGCCGGAGGCGCGGGACAGGGTAAGACCTTTCTATCCTCGTTCATCATGGGCCAGATTTCAGGGGGACATAGCGATGCGAGCGGATACCTGCTAGGGGGAGGGGACTTCAATAAGGAGCTAGTCGAAGTCGGAGTGTGGAGCGTTGACGACGGTATGGCCACTATCGACGGGACTAGCCGAAAGACTTTCTCAGCTAACGTTAAAAAGGTCGTCGCTCAAACCGAGATCCTTTACCATCCAAAGTTCCAAGATGCTACGAAGCTTCCGTGGCAGGGTAGGGTAGTCGTCACCTGTAACACGGACGAAGAGTCTCTCTCGATCGTCCCGACCACGGACAATTCAATCACAGATAAACTCATGCTGTTTAAACTCGGAGAATGGTATCCAAGTTTCCCACCTAACCACGTCATCGAGGCACAGGTCAATGCAGAACTGCCGTTCTTTCTAAGGTGGCTCTCCCAGTGGACCCCGCCACCCTGCATCATGGCATCGTCATCACGAAGCCGCTATGGAGTGAAGTCCTTCCACCACCCAGAAATCCTGGCTCACAGCCAGAGTCTCGCAGCAGCCACCCACCTCCGAGAAGACATTGACACCCTGCGACACCTGAAGGACAGCATCCTGTTCATAGATGGGGCGAAGGTGTGGGAGGGCACCTCAGGAGACCTACTCCGAATCGGCAAGGACTTCTTTGCTACCAGGGCGAGTGCAGCGCAAATGGGCGTATGGTTGGCTCAAGTTCACAAAAGCAATGCAGCCCCGTGGCTGGGTCGCAGGGAAGGCAGGGCCCGGAAGACTCTCTGGATAATCTCCAAGCCGTAGGGCAACTGTTAGGAAAAGCCTAGTAGTTCAAGTCACGCTAGACTTGCAGCCCAGTTTCTAAGCAGACTAGGCACTAATCGCCATTCGCGAATAGCGTTCAGCGCATAAACTCGACATATACGCTTAAACGCATCATAGTATCCAAGGTTGCGGGGCAACCATCACCCCACCAAACCATCCCCCACCAATGTAAGGGCAACAGGGCGAAAGGGATGACCCCAAATGGTGATGGTGGTGATGGTTTTTGGCTATACCGTGCTTCCGGCGCTGTTTTCGCTGTTCCGTCCGTCAGGCGTGTGGGCTTTCTCTATTTCTCTATTATACCCCCCTTTTTATTATAAACCATCACCACCATCACCATTTTAAATATAAGTATAAAAATTATCAACGACTTAAGTGTGGTGATGCCTGCTCAAAAATGCCTTCACCAACCCTCACCACATCACCACTTGGTTTTGCCGCCCTCCCGAGCGGGAAGTTTTGTTCCATTTTTACGCGGATGCTTTGATTTGTTCCCGAGCGGGGTTGCAGGCTTTTTCGGAAAAAAATTTTTCAACCTATCTATGTATAGTGCTCGATCCTGCGCCACGGCCCCACCCCCCTACCCGCGTGGTGTGTGCGCGCATGATGCACGCCGCGTAGCGCGGCCCGCGCACGCAGGCCCTCAGCTTCGCTGAGGGTTGGGGGGTTGGTTTGCCGTCGATCGGTTCGGTCGAATGGCATCGCTCTTTGCAGTGCAGGATGGAAGCCCTGCCGACAATCGAATCGGTCTGAATGCCTCGGCAAACTCGAAGCAAGACATCAGGATAGATCCCAAACGGAAGTAGATGATGTGGATGGAAGAACTGATGCACCTTGCAAGCGAAAAGTCGGAAAAGAGAATGGATAGGATCGAAGGAACAGAGAAACCCGAAAGGGTTAGTCCGCTCTGGAAATGATGGGACTGGTAGCGTCGAAAGACTTTATAGATTTAATCTATATTAAGCCGTGACCATGCCGTAGCGATCAGGGTAAGTATGTTTCGCAGAACAGAAAGCCTCGCCGAAATCGGAAGATATGTGGAACATATCAGCGAGCACCCCACGCCGGATTAAAGTATGGGAAATGTAAACTCATCACTTGAGTTGTGCAGTAAGAAGTTTTCTGAAGTGTATTTACGGCAGTTTGCCTCAATATCAATACACCCTGCACAACTCCTGTCTGGAGTTCTCCTATGCACCGCTCTCCGTTGGAGAGTTGGAGCCAAGTCAAGTAGGAGGATTCCATTATCAGGAGTAAAGTTATGATCACTAAAGAACTAGCTAATGTCGGCCCCATCACTAATCGTCTTTCTGCTAAAGGCAAAGACCTCGGCTCAAGGATTGCATACAATGGCAATCAAACCGCAAGTGAAATCCGTGCTTCCCTTCGGGAATCTGGGTTCAAGGGCAAAGAGTTGACCTATAAGGTCAATGAAATCCTCTCCGGTGAAGCTGATGTTCGCTGGGTTAAGCACGAGCAGATTGTGTCTATTGCTAGAAGCAATGGGTTCGTTCCAGATTACACCGACGCAAGTGCCAAAGGCACTTCTATGACGACTCGTTATGTCCGCCCTGAACAGCAATTCATTGCTGCGTCGGATGTCGCCGAAAAGAATGCCGTGATTGCCGCACTCCAAGCGGAGCTTGCTGAACTCAAGGCACTTGTGGCCCCACAATCCTAACGGATTTCGTCAGACACCTAGCCTCTCCCCTTCGGGGGAGGGGTTGTAGTCTTATGAAAACCTATATGCCCAGCGGATCTGTCCGCTCTAATTACCCTCAGATTGAAGAGATATGCAGGCTCTATCGCAGTGAACGAGCCGAATACATCCCAAAGTCCAAGCTGCCTGACCCAAGCGAGGTGCGTCTCCGCATGGAGATCGCCTTGTTCAAAGCTGATCTCTCACGAGCTGGCTGGCTCCGCGAACAAGCGGTAGCTAAAGCTGTGGCCAGAATCGCTGAGATAGAGTCCACTTGGCCTCAGTTGACGGGTTGCTAACCCGTAGGCTCACCCTCTGCAGGGCTGTCGAGTAATGACACACTCTGGACAAAATCACCCTCGAAATCAGCCTTAACAGGCCCGTCCTCAAGACTACCAATGCCTATTATTGTATTTACCTGTGTTTCGAGATTGTCCAACCCTGCCGCCCTGCGAGCCATCTTATCCACAATATCCGCATCTTTCCAGTTCTTGGGAGGAGCGAGCGTAGCCTGTTGCATAAGTTCAGAGGTTTTCTCGAACATCATACTACGATACGCCTCACCACGCTCCGCCCATGTCTTTCCGACCTGCTTTGCGGCCTGTTTTTGGGTCTCCAAAATGGTCGGTTGCACCTTTGTTGCATGAGATGCAACCTCGGTTATATGGGTCTCTGGCCGCATCTCCATCCATTTTTCCCTAGCTGAACGAGCTTTAAGAGTCCCTTCAGGCACATCGTATTTCACTGCAAGTAAAGGGATTGACATCCCATGTGAGAATTCGATGCGTATAGCATCCCAATTTCGGTCAAGTGCTGCAGGCATAAGTAACGACTTGAGTATGTCATTACCCTGCAACCCTGTCAACCATCAACCCGCAGACCAACAACCAATGAACCTAAAAGAAACGCAAGAGGCTTTAATCAAAGCCATGCTAGTCATCCACAAAGTAGAACATGTAACGACCACCATAGAATTGTGCCGTCTTGGAGAGTGGGAAGACCACCGCCCTGCTTTGGACACTATTCTTCGGAGACTTGCGGAGGCTGGTATTAGAGTTTCCCCTTCTACATCCAAGGACTTAGGCCTACCTGAGAAACCTTTTAACCCTTTCCAAGCAAACAATAACTACCGCATGTGGCAAGAGGAAAACCCTTTATAAAACCCTTTCACCCTGTCGCCCTGTCCCGCTTCTGCAGGGCAGCAGGTATCCAAACAAACCAGAAGCAAACTACACAGAAAGTAAAGCCATGATAACGCTAGACAACACAGCATCCCGCACCATCGACAACTCTGATCCCGACTCGATCATCGAGCAGATCAACCTCGCTGGCTCACGCCACGACATCAAGCAGTCCCTCCAAACACTCACCCGCAAATACCCGTTTGTTGTGGAGTGGGTGAGCTACTCTGATCTGAAGCTGGAAGAGTGGCGTCCAGGCGAGCGGCCTATGGATCTGTTGTATGCCTCGTTCGACGGCAAGACTTTGACCGAGTGCTACGGAAAGATTTGAACGAATCAAAAAACTTATTGTCTATGAGGTATAATATCCAATAGACATATTGGTAACAAGAAACTGCCATGACCAGAAACAAAATCGCAGGGCTAATCGCCCTGTTCGCTGTCGCTTCCTTCGGGTTTGTCCCTGCAGCCCTGTTGTCGCTCGGCATACACGCCGCGCTTATCTCTGCCCTAGCCGCTCTGATTCTCGGAGTGGTAGCCGTCCTCATTGACCCCAACATCTAACCATGAGCGCATCATTAGGCAACACCGCATACAATCTGAAGGTGGCAGACTCATGTGCAACTTCCGGTAAGGGCGGCTCTATAGAGCTAAGCCTTAGCGCCAAACTAACTGTTGAGATGTCGGCGCATTTATGCGCCATCACAGAGCTGTGCATTAGAGGAAAGAACAGGAACAGCGCAGTTCTAGGAAACGCCGACATAAAGTTGTCCGGAACATTTGGCGACGAGAACAACACCGCACACAACTCCGACTGGCTCCGTGCCGTGGCAAGAATGTTAGACCATCTCGCCGACAACATGGACCGTCTCCCAACCCACGAACAGACCATCGCCATGATGGTCGCAAACAGAATGTCATAACCAACAAATAAACCCCTATAAAAATTAACCTTATGCCAATCCAAGTATACGAACGCAATGTCTATGGTCGCCAGACCATTTATCCAGTCGGCCCCGAAGCGGGGCTACTAACCGCACTCACCAAGAAAAAGACCCTTGACCTCGCCGATGTCCGCCATCTGCAAGACCTCGGTCTTGAGGTTGAGTTTGTCCCCGACCCAGCAACCCACCTTTCAAGAGGCCAACAGCTAACCCTTAACCTGCAATAAGCTATGCCAGACCTTAACCTTCCGACTAACCCAAGCGTTCCGCCAGATCAAACAGCCGCATATTACTACGGTTTATTAACAGAGAACAGGAAGCTGGCTAGAGACCAAGTCAAATTCGAGTTCAGATACGCTAAGAAACAACACAAAGCCGCTACGAAGATGCTGGAACGAGCGTATGTCCATATGCTTAAAGCGAGAAACCTAATACTATCGGCGAAAAGAATCGTTAAACATAACCCTTAACCTGCAATGACACCTAACGGAAAGTCACCCCGCCAATGAAAACTAAAAAGAAACGCGTTAAGAAACATTACAGCGACACGGGCATGGCCCGTGCGTTCTTCGATGAAACCCTGTCTCCCAGCATCGTGAGCGTCGGTAACTCCTGTCTCGCTACACCGGATAGATTCTGGGCGTTCGATACCACATTCGCCGCCAAGATTACCCTCGATGGTTCGCCCTACTTCCTAGTGCGAAACAACACCAATGAACCTGCGTATGTGACTACCGCGTTGCACAACGCCATGCGTAGAGATCTTGATGAACAGGAGCGAAAATACCAGCACTTCTATAGACGGGCTGAGACTGATCCTATACTGCATACCAGTCACGGCATCCCGATCCTTGAAGTAGCTAGGGTCGTTCCGAACAGCACGCCTAGCGATTGGCGAGCCGACTGGGTAGAATCTCTGCAGTTTTACTACGAGTCTCTCATTGAGAACAGGCTGGCTCGAAAGAGTGCGATCTGGATCAGCTCCCAATTCTGGCATCACACCAATATCGCGAACAACACGCTCAAGTTTATTGGTTTGCCGCAGCTTACTAGGGATGAACTGCGTGTTGAAGCTATTGAGAACGCCTTAGCAGTTGAGCTGTTCAAGCAGAAAGCAGATGGTTACCAGCCCGACTATTGGCGAAGCAACTATAACTACTATACACCCGCCTTCTTAAAGGCCGCGTAGTTATGTCCGCACTAAACTTCGAGGATGGCACGGTCCTCCCTATCTACAATTCACTGGAGGAAGCGTTTCCCTTCCTCCCAAACGACACAGAAACAGAAACCAATGAGCAAATACAAATCAGTTTACCCGAGCGAAACAGCTCTGGGACAAGCGTTCAGCGCTAAAGCATTCTCGCCTAAAGGCGATCTGTTCCGATCCAGACACGGGTCAACAGCTACCCACACAACCATTCGCACTCCTACTCAGTTCATAGCTAGGTGGGAAGGCAACACATTGTTCAAGACCCGCTATGCTGGGGACGGGCAGCAACCCTTGTGGCAAGCTGTAAACACTCATTACTACACCACCATCTACAAAGTGATGACCGATGTCGGTGAGCCTAGTAAAAAGACGCTCCCTTACATGTGGCGCATCTACCAGTTAGCTCCGCTCGACACCCACGAGGAGATGCTGCAGAAGCAACTCTTGTGCGCTCACAAGACATTCGCCCGAAGCAAACGGGCTAGGGTTCACAACCAGATGTATTACTACAACTGCGCTGTAGACTTGTTCAATGAGTGCATAGACTTTGCTAATGTCTTCCAGCTAATGCCGCCTAGTAAGAACGACATACCCGAAGACTTTATAGCATGGCCAGCGATCGTAGCATTCAAGCTAAAGGCAGACGGGGCGTTCGTTAGAGAGCACCACACCCTGTCGCCCTATTACACTTCAACCCTTTCACCCAGTCAATCCGTTGCCGCCTGACCTTGGGTATCATATCCGAGGCAACACAAACACACAACTAACACACAACACATATGTCCAAGACAAACACAGTTAAAGTATCCACCAAAGCCACCGTCAAACCCAGCCAGCTTATCGAGATCCTCAAGTATTGCGATCAAGCCAATCTGGTTCCCTTCGTGCTGTCGCCTCCCGGCCTCGGCAAATCGTCCATCGGTCGCCAGTATTCCATGATGCGCTCCGGTGACCCCAGCAAATACAAGCCCGTGTATCTCGGTCAGATCGCACCCACCGATCTGTGCGGCTTCCCCTACATCGACCGCGAGAAGAATGTCATGCGCTTCTCCGTCCCAGCCCTGTTGCCCAGCGAACCTAACTCTACGCTCCACCTTGACGAGCTGCCCAATGCCGCCAAGCAGAGTCAGAACGTTGCGCTCCAAGTATCCTTGGAACGCCGCGTCGGTGAGTGGGTAGCCCCCGAGAACACCTTCATCATCCTGTCTGGTAACAGCCAGAGTGACCGCTGCCATGTCGAGAAGCTATCCTCTGCGCTAGCCAATCGTGTCATGTTCATCAACCTTGTGCCTGACCTCGACGACTGGTGCGAGTGGGCTCTGGATAACGGCGTCGATGTTCGTGTCATCGCTTTCCTCCGCTTCCGCCCCGACTTGCTCCACTCGTTTGACCCGCAGAAGTGGGACGGCGAGGGTGGCTTCGCTTCTCCCCGTAGCTGGGAAGCGGCGTCCCGCTTGATACAGAAAGACCCGCCCGCTTCGGTGCGTGTGCCAATGCTTGAGGGTATCCTCGGCGCTGGCCCTGCCGCTGAGTTCGGTGCGTTCCTCGACACCTACGAACAGCTGCCCTCGATCGACGCTATCCTGCTCGATCCATCCGGTGCTGAGGTTCCTGAAACCCCGTCGCCCCGCTACGCTGTGTGTGCCGCACTCAGTCAGCGTGTCACTGGTAAGAACTTCGGTCGTATCCTCACCTACCTTGACCGCTTGCCAATGGAGTTCACAACCTTCGGTGTGCGCCTCGCTTACAAGCTCAAGCGTTCCGAGGTAACCTCAACCAAGGACTTCATCAAATGGGCGACCGACCACAAAGACGTTCTGCTGTAACATAATTTATGCAACCAATGCCACAACCTAAGCCGTTGACTCAAGCCGAGATCAGCGAGCAGATCAAGCGGTCAGAGAAACAAGTAGTCGAGTTGGTCATGTGCCACCCGTTCTTCGCTTCTCTGTTCCTCAACCTCAACCGCGTCTACACCGACGAAGTGGAGACGATGGCTACCAATGGTGTAGACATCTTCATCAACCCTCAGTTTGTCAAAGACTGCTCAGACTCTGACATCCTGTTCACTCATGTCCACGAGGCTATGCACTGCGCTCTCGGTCACCCTTGGCGCAAGGGAGATCGCGACCATGTCAAGTCCAACATGGCTATGGACTACGCCATCAACCAGATCCTCGACGACATCATTCAAGCTGGCTGTCGTAACCTTTCCATGCCTGTTGGCGGTCTACTCGACCCTCAGTATGCAGGTATGGCTTGGGAGGAAATCTACGCCAAGCTGCCACCGCCCCCACCGCCACCACCAGGGGGAGGCGGACGTGGTCAATGCGGCTTCGGTGAAGTCCTCGACGGCGCAACACCACCCGACCCCAAAACTGGCAAGAAGAAGTCCAGCGGTGACATGGCCGCTGAGTGGAAAGGCAAGCTGGCCCAAGCCGCTCAAGCTGCTCGTATGCAGGGCAACCTCCCTGCTGGCGTCGAGCGTCTCGTCGATAGCATCCTTGCCCCCAAGGTTCCTTGGCGCACCGTGCTTCGCCGCTTCCTTACCGAGATCATCAAGAACGACTACGACTGGATGAAACCCGACCGCCGCTTCTTGCCCGACGACATCTACATCCCCGACATCGGCGATGAAGAAGCTGCTGGCGAGATTGTTATCGCCTTCGATACCTCTGGGTCTATTGATCAAGACATGCTCGCTGCGTTCATGGCCGAGGTTAACGCCATCCATGAAACAATACGCCCTATCAAAACGCACTGCGTTGCTTGTGACGCTGCAGTTCACAACACTGCAGAGTTCGGACCAGACGATACTATCATCTTTTCTCCGCAGGGCGGCGGCGGAACAGACTTCACTCCAGTCTTTGACTGGGTCAAGAAGCAGGGCATCAACTGCAAGGCCCTAGTATATCTGACTGACCTCTATGGCAGTTTCCCTACAGCCTCTCCTGGCTACCCCGTTTTGTGGGCTTGCTGGTCGGAGTGCGACAATGTGCCCTTTGGCGATGTGGTTCACGTCAAAGACTAGCTGTAAAGAATAAGTTTACTCCTGTGTAGTTGTGCTAATAGGCGCTGGGTCCGACCCCCTGTGCCGCAACATCAACATAGACTATGGAGCTGCACCCTAAAAAAACGTTATCTGAGTTCACCAAATTATTGTCAGAGCCATCTGAGTTCTTTGCTCGTTCGACATGCGACATGCGGACAACTAGAGCTCGTAAGCTAAAATGGTCGTGCCACTTCTCTCATTGGGCTTGGGGGTGGGATCGAAATCGCGGCCGCGCCCGCTACAGAATATTCGTCACCAAGCAATACTGCAACGCTCTCACACTAACCGACAAAGACTTCAACAAGTTAATCAACGCACTAGCAACCATTAAAAAATTCAACTTATGAGATATAAATCTGTATATGGTTCTCACCATACCCTTGTAACCGCATGGTCAAAAGGGACATTGTCGCCTAAAGGCGACTTTTTTAAGTCATCTACTATGATGTGTGACCATAAGAGTATTTACTCCTATGGTCGTCATTTCTGCATCGCCAAGAAAATTGACGGGAACACAATCCTATTAACTGAGCGAAAATATTCTGTATCAACTGCAAAGCATAGAAACCTTGTAGCCTCCGCGTTGGGAAGCCTGTTTTACAATGTAATACCTGTGCCAACACTCGATCAAGGCGGCCCTAAAGAATGGGTAGAATTTAGTATTAAAGCTGCTCGCGGTTTATTCCAAGAGGCTAAAAAAGCCAGAACTAACCGACCATTCAAGACGGGCTACTCGGTAGAGTATTTTAACAGGGCTGCGCGATACGCTGAAGAATTCAGCGTAGAGATGCCCACCCCTGCAGCCCTGCCACAAGGATACTTGGACTTCCTTGTTGTAGAGATGTTCAAACAAAAAGTTGACCAAACTTCAACCCCCATACCAACCCTTCACCCCTGTTACACTGCTCACAACGGCGCTGTTGCCGTGTGATGGGTGTAATATCTAACTAACAACAAACCAACCAAATAAAATTATGGCTATTCAAATCACAGACAAACTAATCGAAGACATCAACGCGCATATCAAAGAACTATGCAAGACAGCTATTAAATCCGAGTTCGGTTCAAGCAATGAGCACATACCAATTTACATTTGTCACGAAGACAAAGACTTCGCAGATAAAGTGTATTGGGGCGACAAAGTAAACCTCAGAGATCAGATGCCGGACAAGTGGTGCTCCAATATTAAATGCAGCCCTTCAAATTCTTATGGATATTCAGAGCTGCGTATTAAAAACGAAGCGTATCCTAAAATCCCATTGAGGTTTTCGATTGATACGAAGGGGCTTACTTATAAAGCCCCGCCAAATACAAATCAATGGGACGATAAACTTACTTTGTATAAAACTCTCTCTGACAAAAGCCCAATGCCTACCTATGTTTTCGAGCAACTTAAGGCTCGTTGTGAGGTAGCTACCCGCTGGGAAGAGACTGGCAAAAAAGTAAAAGAGTTCCTGCAGACATGCCGCTCGCTTAACCAAGCCGTCAAGGTTTGGCCAGAGCTGGTCAACTTCTTACCCGAAGACCGCCGTAAGCGGCTTGAAGAAGACAATAAACCCAAGGCTAAGAAGGAGCGGACCACCCCAGCCCCCGAAGAAATCCTTGGACAAATCAACCGAGACGAGATCGCTGCCGACCTCGTTGCACTCAGATTCGCAACCAACTAACCCAAACAACAAACATATGACTGCCAACACACAAGACCTCCGTTCCCGCGCAATGCTCGTAACCCTCAACATCAGCGTGTGGAACCCCAAGAAGAAAGACACCACAGCCACGCTTGAGACTCTGATCAAGCACGGCGCATCCTCGTCGGCTGGCGCGTTCATCAAGAACCTCCTGCCCGACGGCTCCATCGACCGAGTCAAGAAGAGCGAGGGCGCTTTGCGCGCTCTGTTCTATAAGCACACCCTGCCGTGGCGCGACGAAGGCATTCGCATCCTTCCGTCCGCTGCGTGGGAAGACTTCGCCAACGAAGAGCGCGAGGTTAAGCGTGAGTTCTACGAGGCTGTCGGCGAGTTTCTGGTCAACTACGATGCTCACCGCAACAGGGCCAAGGCCGCACTCAACGGGCTGTTCAGCGAGAGCGACTACCCGCCAGTCGAGGTTGTCCGCTCTAAGTTTGCTGTCCGTGTGTCATGGTTCCCCCTGCCAGACAGCGCCGACTTCCGAGTAGACCTCCCCGAAGAAGTGCGCCAGCAACTCAGCGCCGAGATTGACTCCGGAGTATCCGAGTCACTCAAGGTAGCTAGCGATGCTCTCTACACCCGACTGGGAGACGCTCTCGGTCGAGTTGTCGAACGCCTCGACGACAGCGACAAAGTGTTCCGTAACACCCTCATCACTAACCTTCGGGAGCTGTGCGTTCAGATCCCCAAGCTCAACGTCATGGGCGACGAGACAATCCTGCGCCTTGTCGGTGAGACCGAGAAGATTGCCAGCCTTGAGCCAGATCAGATTCGTGCGGATGAAACTGTCCGCAAAACCGCCCACAAGACAGCCGGAGACATCCTCGCTGCTATGGGCATCACGCAGCCAACCCAAATGGCTGCTTAACCTAAAACTTATTATCTTAAATTACAGTATTATGCCTAAGAAAAAATCGCCAGCCAAAGATACTATCGCTACTTTAGTAGCATCAAAGATGTCGGGAAAATACCCCGAATTTGTAGACCAACTAATCAAGTTGGTCAAAGAGTTCCCAAGCGTAGAAAAGATTGAGTTTCAATTCAGCGGAGGAGGGGACAGCGGAGACATCGACCATATCGAATATCTTCCGGGCCTTCCCAACCCAGAGATGAAACCTCATTTCAACACCGACCCTGTATACAAAATAGTATACGACGAAGCATCCTGCGACTGGGTTAACAACGACGGTGGCGGTGGGACGCTTACGGTAGACCTTGCGGAAGGGGAAATGCACCTGACCTCCTACTACTACGAGCAAGTACAAAACGATTGCGACGACAAAACCATCTCGCTCCAATAACATGCACCCGTATCATCATTCGTTATCGTCCGCCAAGAAGTTCGGCGGCAAGCCTGAAGACTACCTCGCTATCCATCACTGGTTTGACGAGAGCAAGCGACACTACGCCGACTTCCGGCATCGTGTGCTTCGGCATCACTCGGAAGGCATCTATGCTTGCGAAGAGAAGTTCGGAGTAACAATCACAAACAGCGACGGCACTACGTTGCCTACTCGCTATATCGGTGAGCAACATGTCCGCGAGGACATGGGCTTCATCCCTTCATTGCAGGACTGGTGCTCTAGCATCCAACCCCAAGAATGGATGCACCGCACACCCCAACATACCGACGCCGAGACCAAGGCGCAGGCTTTAGTGGGGGTGATACCTAAAAGACGTATTGAACTTAAAAAGAAACTTATATGAAAGTAACCCGCCCACTCAAACGACCATATTCCTTCACAGCTAAAGTCCCAGGGAAGTTGTTCAACTTCTTTTTCCACTACAATAAACCGCTCTCTATGCAGAAAGGCAGGAATGTCCTGTCGATCCACTTCAAAGACGCGTGCCACTTTGTAGAAGGCTTAAGCTGCAAAGTTCCGATTGCCACTCGAAATCGCAAGTCACAACCCCGATGCGTGATGAGCGGCAAAGCAACAACAATTGAAATCCTCGATGTGGCTGGGGTGCCACACGCAGTTATCAAATAAATTATGATTGCTGAACAAGATGATGTTAAAACAGAATTCGAATTCCACGAGCTAAGCGATGCTTCCAAAGCCCGCGCAGTCGATAGATGTTTCGAGTCTGTCTGGGGCGATTGGCATTCTCACATTATAGAAGAGTGGGAAGACAAGCTCAAAGAACACGGGTTCACAGACGCCGTCATAAACTTCTCCGGATTCCACAGTCAGGGCGACGGAGCTTCATTTACAGCGGACTTTAATTACGTTGGGGATGCAGCTTTGAAATGGCTGCAGCCAGAAGACGTTGCTAAGTTTATAGCCCTTAAAGTTATCTTAAAGATGGACGATGAGGACGCCAACCCAGAGTTGGAGATCATTGGCAAAATAACGCAGAGCGGTCATTACAGCCACGAGAATACAATGGGGGTTAGCGGAGATGTATATCCTGTATCAGAAGGATCTCACGATCCAATAGTTGAGTTCGTAGACTCGATGTCTCACAGCCTGCTAGACGCCGTGCTGCATAAAGCTAAAGATTTAGCTCAAGACCTATACTCTGCTTTAAACGCAGAGTATGACTACCAAACAAGCGAAGAAAACGTAGCCGAATTGAGCCATGCTAACGGCTGGCGCTACGACGAACACGGAGATTTAATATGAGAAAACCAACTGAAGAAGACCTAGAGACATTACTAGAAGCAAGTAAACGTGCACTGCACGAACTAGAAATCGAGAACATCGGCCACTCCCACGTCACCTACTCACGTTTCTGGGAGTGCGACAAAACAATAGACGAAGTTATGGAAGAATTAAAAGACGCCCTACGGCCCTACCAACAATAAAAAAAATTATGGAAAACACAACAAACGAAACCCCATCATGGGAAGAAATAACACCAACACTCCTTGAGTTAATTCATGGAGACAACGACGAAGCCGCCCAAGCTGCTATGCTTGACATCCGTAGGATGGCTAAGCTGGCAGACAAAGCAGCTCCGTTAGCCTGTATGCTAACTACAACACTCGACGCATTAGTAGAGCACGACGACGAGACAACAGAGCCGTTCGTTCGAAAACAGTTCGAGCAGCTATCCGAAAACAATTAAATTTGACAAGGTATAATATCTATGGAACATCTGAGACACAGATCCGAATTGATGGGCAAACACTATTACGGGAGCAATCCCTGCATTCATCCGCTAATCATGGCGGAACTTATGATCCGGTTGGAGAACCGCCGAAAGGCCGAGCCTTCAACCCTGCGACCCAGCAATCTTTTATCTAAGGTGCTATACACTTTGGCAAACCTTTTACCATAATGCTAATAAACCAGAAAGCAGTTCGCGAGTATATCCTCGCTCAAGTCAAACAACTACGTCCTCATCACCCCTTCGAACGAGTTGGCACATCGTTTGTTGCCAGGATTGAGGGAGCTGTAAGGAACGCTGTAGTTCAAGAAATCAAAAACCACCCATCGAAAGGAAAGACATTACAATGACATATCACTTAAAGTCCCTCGCTGTAAAAGCTACCGCTATGATTATAGCCCTCTTGCTATGCGCAGCAGCGGCTTTACTTTTAAACAGACTTATAGGTTACTTAGACTCAGGTGTTACATCGCCTGTGACTTATGTGCTGCCTATCGTTGAAGACGGTAAATCTTTGTCGCACATAAAACGTGCGACATTTTAAACAATCACACCAACAGAAAACTCCAATGAATACAAACCCAGACGACGACATTGACCCAGATACAGACTATGTGATTGGGCTTAGCCCAAAGATGCGGGAGAGAAACTCCGCTAAACATATCTGTTCACTCATCGAGAAAACTATAACCGGAGACCCTGGTGACTCGGATGATTTAGACAGCATTATGCTAAGCGTTTCGTCCTTGCTGGACGAAACCCCCTCCATACGAGTCTACAATCAAGAAGATAGCCCTCCAGTAGTCTCTATGTTTCGTCCAAAGGACTTAAGGCTTCTACTAGTACACGAAGACGAAATAGAAGACCCCCAAGTTCAGACAATAATCCGACATTTCGGATTCGACGGAACTACATTACGCCCTATCGAATGAGTAAACAGCCGCCTCCGCAAATCACTATCATCAAAAAACTACTCCAGTTCCATTGGAAAAAGTTTGTTGTTGCATTGGGCCTATGCCCCGATTGCGGAGGCGCGCTTAGGGCGTGTCGGTTCGGGCGCCCCTACTGCGAAAATTGCGATTTATGACACAACAATACCCAGCATCAGAATACGAAGGAGACGCTTCCGAATGTGGAGCGCTATTTAAATACGAAGGAAAATGGTACGCCCCGAACTTGGAGTTCCGGCGTTTATTAGGTTTTTTCGGAGAGCCTCTTGTAAGAGATGTGATTAGCAACAGTAGAAAAGAGATAAACCCGTCCTCAATTACTGATGAGGTTGCTCAAGTGCTCCATAAAGTCTGTTTGTCACTTAAAAAGTCTAAAAAGTGACCGTCGCACAATATGAAGCCTTACCCAAAATGGACATGCCTACCATGCGGCAAGGAAAACGGCACCCAGCAGCGGGCCGTCTCGTGCTGGCACTACGGCAAATGCGACGTTTGCGAAACCAATGCCGAAGTCACAGAACCACGGGACTTTGGGCATTTTAACAAGTGGTTTGAAAAGAAAACAAAACAAAAAATAACTATAAAATAATATGATACAATACGAGCTACCGTCCATTAACAGCAACTTCCGCACGGTGTTTAATAAAAATAAACCCAGCATTCTAATTGTAGATAACTTTTATGACAACCCAGATAAAATTAGAGAGCACGCTTTAAAACAACCTTTCCGAGAAAACTTGCAGTTTTACAAAGGGCTAAGGTCCCAGGACACACTTCTTTTGCCTTATGTAAAAGAAGAGTTTGAAAGGTTACTTGGGGTAGAGATTTCTGATTGGCTGGGCCAAAGTGCAAACGGTATTTTTCAGAAGACCCTTAAGAAAGACCCTTTGGTGTTCCACGCCGATAGCCAAGACTACGCTGGAGCAGTCTACTTAACCCCAAACCTGCCCCCTTCTATGGGAACGTCTATGTGGAAGCACAAAAAAACAGGGTGTAGGCGACCTCCTGAGCACCCCCTGGAAGTCCAGAATTCCGAGCAACGAAGCTCTAACGAAGTAGTGTTCACGAAAGACTCTTTGTTGGATCCCTCTTATTGGGAGTTAGTAGACAAGGTAGGATCGGTGTACAATAGGTTAGTTCTTTGGGACGCAAAACTAATCCATTCTGCAAGCGAATACTCAGAAGAGACGGAGCGTTTAGTGCAACTGTTCTTTTTTAATATTAAGTGACATAAAATGAACAATCTTAAGTTTAGTTTAATCACCCCTACTCATAAAGAAAACCCATATTTGCTTGAACTATTTGATAGCATAGTTGCCCAGACCCATTCGAACTGGGAGTGGGTTTTATGGTTAAATGGATCTGTGACTAAGTCAGGGCTGCCAGATAGTATTTTAAGTTTTGCCGAAAAAAACGAAGATAAAATAAAGATTTATGAAGCCCCACAAGGCCCAAACTTTGTTGGTTTCCACAAGTTTGAAGCTTTTTCTAGAGGGTCGGGAGATGTCTTAGTAGAAATGGACCATGATGACATTCTTATTGAGAACTGCTTGGAGGAGCTTAATAAAGCGTTTGCAGATGAAGAGGTCGGGTTTGTGTACTCTGACGACTTAAAACTTCATATGCAGGATAAGTTCTACCCGTTTAACCCCAAGCATGGGTGGACGTACGACAAAGTTAAATGGCGAGAAAAAGAACTTTTTAGAATGCACAGTTTCGAACCGTCCAGTCGATCAGTAGCATTTATTTGGTACGCTCCTGATCACGTTCGTGCTTGGAGAAAAACTGTTTACAATGAGGTTGGGGGGCATAACCCAAATCTCGAAATTTGTGACGACCAAGAACTGATGATTAGGACATACCTTAAAACAAAAATGGCTCATATACCTAAGCCACTTTATGTTTATCGTATCACCGGAGACAACACTTGGTTGGAGAAAAATTCTAAGATTCAGACAGAGACGGTTAGAATATTTAAAGAATACGCGTTTAGGCTAGCTGAAAGAGATTGTGAGTTGAAAAACTTACTTAAAGTAGATCTAGGAGGTGGGATTGACCCAAAACCAGGGTACATATCTATAGACCAAAAAGACGCTCATATTATTTGCGATTTGAACGAAGGGATACCTCTAAAAGACAACTCTGTTGGGGTGTTAAATGCTAGCCACATCATAGAACATTTGAGAGATCCTATTAAAACTATGTCCGAGATACATCGGGTCTTGGCCGACGGGGGGTGGGCTATGATTGAAGTTCCGTCCACAGATGGGAGAGGAGCTTGGCAAGACCCAACTCATGTAAGCTTTTGGAATGAAAACAGCTTTTGGTATTACACACAATCGTCAAAAGCGAAGTACATAAGAAACACTACAGTTAAGTTTCAGATTTTTAGAAACGAAACGGTATGGTGGGATAACCAAGTTGCGGTTACCCATTGTTGGCTGTGCGCCATTAAATCAGACAATAAAAGACCAGGGCTTACTGATATATGAAAAAGAAACTACTATTTTATGGGAATTGCCATGCGTCCACAATAGCCACGTGGGTAAACACGTATTACTCTGACAAATATGAAGTTATTGACTCAGAAAGTTCGGGGCTTTTAGATTTTCACGGAACCTATAAAAATTTCGCCGTATGGGTGGACAGCGTTTATAGGCAAACAAGCTACGCTGATAAAGTGCATGAGTGCGTTAAAAAAGCAGATTACTTCATCTATCAGCCTATAGAGCAAGCTGCGTGTGAAGCATTGCATACAAATTACTTAATTGAAAATATAGTTACGGGGGCTTCAATATGCATCCCAAACAATAGGTTCTTTGGCTATCCTGTATGCGAAGCATCCCTGGCTCCGGTATTAAAGTACATATACAAAGAAGTGACTAAAAATAGGCGAGACATATTCGAGTATTTGGTAAATGAAAAAGACCCTAAATTCAGTGAAATACTTTTAGATAAAGCTTCTGTTAGCATAGAAGACAACAAAAAAAGGCTTCAAGAAAAAGCGCACTCAAGTTCAATCAAAATTGACATGACCTCTTTTATCGAAAGCAATTGGAAAAGCGATCTATTATTTGGGTGCCACCATCATCCTATTGGGGTTTACTGGGCTAAGTTTGTAGCAAATTTCTTTTCGGCTATCGGAGAGACTGTAGACGAATCCTATAGAGAATATTTGCGATACCCTTCTCAAAGCAAAGTCTTAAACATTAAAAAGTTTAGTTTTGTAAACGATATGCTCCCTAATATAACTCTGCCCAGTGACATTGATTTAATTCGAGACCCCACTATAGACATAGTGCCTGAGTCGTCTCTAGAAAATTGACACGCATGGCTTAGCAATTACGATAATTACAGCAGGCAGATGGATGACACGACCGAGAGCCTCTCAAAGAAGCGTTCTACTCGGTGGGACTGGGCGGCCTTATCGGCCCTTGACTCCCGAACGCCCACATCTGAAAAGGGAAGCGCGCTCCCGTCCCTGCACCCCTTTACCAAAGATCAGTACAAGCCCAGTAGCCATATTATTTCTTAGCTCGGTTAGCGCTAGCCGACATCATGTGCAGGTTTGATGGTGAGTTGTTCATCGGGTTAGAGTCTTTATGGTCAACGTCTTTTCCATCTCCTTTTCGTGCTCTCCCTTCGCGAACCATGCGACGTCGTGCGGCGTTTCTTTTAGCCCTGCGTTTTTTTTGCATAGGCGTTCCTTGGTAGTTTTTATATTCTTCTTTGTAGTCTCTCATAATTTTTTCCAACAATGTTCCGGAAACTCCATGTTATCCGTAACTCCCTTGTGTAGGATTTCTAAAGGAAGATGCACTTGCGCTTTGTTACTGCAACTACAAACAGCGCATCCTTTAAGAAACGGGTCTTGCCCTGTGCCCCTGCCGCCCACCACCCCTGAAATAGTTGACACTAAGTTATTGCACCCAGAGCATCCCACAATTTCTTGGTTTTTAGAGCAACTTACGCATATGTTTGCTCGGCGCTCAGCTTCCGACTGCTCCACAAACTTACCCCCCTTAGCCATCCAAGTAGATGCTACTAACAAAAAGTTTTTTACATCTGATACTGTAATTGAACGAACCTCGGCATTCGGTGTCTCATCAACATACATACAAGTGCCAGGTTCATACTGTTTGCAAACCTCTGCTTCCAACTCCTTCTCCCAACCAGGAGGCAGAGGGTAACCATTTGCGATACGGTGTTTTCTTACGGAAGACGCCAGATCGTTCCACGAAAGAGACCGAAACTGTACCCCGCTGGCAGGTTCGGTGTATCTAAACCCACCAGACGGGACCAACGATTTATTAACAAAATACATTCTTATGGAGTTCATCGTATATTATTCAAACTATGTTGCGTATGCTTTTGAGGCCTATTACTTCAAACTGCTTATTTGCTGGTACTGCTTATTCGCTTTCGGTTGGGTGTTCTTAAAGACTAAATTTGACTTGGAGTCTGCAGTGGCTCCTGTAGTACAGACCTCGGTTATTATGATTGTCGCGGTAGGCATACCTTTGCCGTTCTTATTATCTAGCTGGGTCACTGGCGACTTGGTCATTCCGAAATAATCGACTGGACTTGCGGGTAAGAGTCTTTCGCATCTCTTAAAGCCTGAATCCTCGCTCTAAAATTAGGGGTCCCCACAGCGTTTTCTAACGCCTCGTTCCCAGGAAACCTGCGCACGTATTTACCGCCAGCTATTTGATTGATGTCGTCGTTGCTAACCCCGCGAGCCTGCATAGCTCCGTAGACTTTGTGTTTAGGGACGCCCATCATAATTAAAGCGTCGACGTCTTTGCGAATCTCTACAAACGCTTTCATCCTAGAGTCGTTAGATTGCCTATAGTCATCTTTTATTTTATCTAGGTCGGCTGTCCCCCTTGTACGGTACTCTTTCGTAGCAAGATTTGTAGACGACTCTAGCATTCGGTTAAATGCTCCAAGTTTTTTGTTCTGGAAAACTTGCAGCAAGTCTACTTCACTCGGTTTCTGGCCCAGGATAGCCCCCTTCAGCTCGTCTTCAATGTTGTAGACCTTCCCGCTAGGAGACACATCCCCTTTATAAGCTTTGACTATACGCTCCGCAAAATTGACAGCTCCAGGCTTAACAGCTGACCAAATCCTATCAGCCCCTTTTTTAAAGTTGTTCCAGTCTGAATCTGCTTTTTCGTACAGCGGATACCCTTCTTTAGTGTATCCACGCGCAACGTCCGCAACGGCCCCAAAGAACAATTGCTCCCCCGTCCAAGGAGCCATAGCCTTGTCCAGCCCAGCCGCCGCCACATCCCAACCAGAACCGCCCTGCTTGTACTCGTTTGTCATGGCAGTGAAAGGCTCTTGTATCACATCAAACGGGTTAAGGTAGCTTAGGTCCCAAAAAGAAACCTTACCGTCTTTTGTTTTACCTGTAAGAGCTACTAAAGCGTTAACCTGCCATTCAGGCAGGAATCTTCGCAAGGCGTCTTCGTCATCATCGTCCAGTTGTGCAAATGAACGGATTGTCCCAGCCGCCGCCACAAGAAGCCCCTGCGCTACAAGCATAGAGCCCATACGCACTAACCCAGATTTCTGCAATACTGGGTTACCGCTTTTGACATCGTCCCACCCAGTCTTAAGTGTGTTTAGACTTGTACGTATAATTTCGCTAGTCCACGATATATACGGAGCTAAGTACGGCTGCCCTTTGACTATGTCTTTTACAAACTTGGGGATCTCGCTATACGTCGGAAGTACCGCCCTGACTCTGTCAGCCGCCATTCTGTCCAAGGCTTCAGGAGTTGCCTTCGGGTAAGCTTTTTCAAAGGTAGCTCGTTCTGATTCAAAAGCCAAAATCTTCCAAAAATCATCCCCAGCTGAGTAGGCGTCTACAAGCCTATCGTTACCTTTTTTTGCAAGGCTCATCAGGGAAGAAAGCTTTTCGTTAAAAGCGTTTTTAGGGTCCCTGTCAAAAATTACAGACGTAAGATCCTTAATGACTGTGGCTTTAACGTTGTCACCCATAACGCCCAGCTTTACCAGCCTTTCGATATAGTCTACTACTTGATTAGAACGCTCAGGCTGCATTCCCACAAGTCTTTCTCCTGTAGTATACATTGAGTTGCCAAAACGCTTAAAGAAACCTAGTTTAGATATGTCGTTTGTTACGTACCCTTGGGCTAACATCAACAGTCCGTTGCCCGCAAAGTTTCTAACGTATGTTTGTGGCGGGTTATAAATAGTTTTAGACGCCATTGCAATTCCGGTTAGCCCTGTAATCCATTGCATTATCGGCTTTTGTTCGTACGTCTTATTCAGCTCGGTAAAAGCCTCTCCAATTATAGGAGGCCCGTACACATCTGCCATAGGATTTGGGTTGGGGGAGTCAGACATGCTTGAGTACACTTTCACCCACCCCAGCGGGCGTCTACCCGGGCTAACACCTTCTTTCCAAAGGAAAGGGGTGCTTCTAGTAAGCCCCATATCTAAAAAATCTTGTTGGAAATTATGGTGGGCTATAAAGCTCGCCATCTTTAGATAAGACTTGGCGTAGTTAACCCCGACGTCTTTGTACTCACCCATAAGCTCGCGGAGCTCTTTGGGGACTTGGCCCCGCAAAGTGATTATAGACGTGTCTTTTTTTCCTGGCACCCTGCCTCCTAAAAACATGTCTGCTGCGCTATCGTCACCAACCCTAAGGTAATCTTCCATAAGATTTTGAACGTCGGTGTCGGCAACTGTAGCTTGAGCTGCTGCTAGAGCTTGCTGTCTTGTAGGCACAGTTTGATTGTTAATGCGGGCGTTTCTGCGAATTTTTCGAGCTTCTTCCGCGACAAGCTGAGCCCTAAACATTGTAGCCGCATTGTTACGTATCCTTTGCGAATCTTCCGAATTATCAGTTAGTATAAAGTTAGCCCATTCAGGGTTATCGAACACTTCGTACGACCTGTTCAAATATACTTCCATGTTAGCCCCAAGAGTGGCTTGTAGATTCTTGCCTACTATGCCTTCTGAAATCATTGTTTTGCTAAGCTGGTCAATGTGCTGTCGCATAGTTTCTACCACATCCCTCAAGTCTTGTGGTAGTTGGTTTAGAGCAGATAGTCTATCGGCTTTCCTTTGTACATTGTTGGCTTGCACTTGACTAATCCGGTAGTTATCCGCAGCCGCTATAGCCGACTGACGTTTTGCCAGATCTGTTTCGCTTTTCGCCGCTTTAACCATCTTTTTCCAGCTGTCGTATTGAGCGTCTGTTAACACGTTGTCGGTGCTGCCCAGAGCTTCTTGGAGCGTTGTTGGGTTAGGGTTGTGCTCCTTCACAAGACGTTGGAACTTTTTAGCCGTCTCTTGAACCCTATAATTAGCGCCTCGAATTTCCGCGTTCTGTTGGGCTATCCTGTTAAATACTTTCTGATCCATAAGCCCCTGTCCAAACCAACCGCTAGCTTTCCATCCAGCAGAGTTCCTTTTCATTCGGCGGATTTGTGCTTTAGAGGCGTTCAACGGGTCTATGCCGATCTCGTCTGCCAGTTCTTGAGAGACAGGGTCACCGACTTTGTAGACTGAGTATGTGTTTCTATTAAAAAATCTAAGGCTTTCACTTCTGCTATATAAGAAATTTTTAAATTCCCCCGCAGTATACACATCGCTCCCTAGCATCCCTTCGTTGTGTACAAATCTCAAAGATGGGTCATCCGGAATTGCATCTATATTTGTTATCTTCCCGTCTACTATCTTGGGGTACCAAAGCCCTGCGCGTTCCCCAGAATAGTGAGGCTTACTCCCTCTAACATCGAGCCGAATATCTGCTAATTTCTGGGAGTTTACTTTAGAGGCGTTGAGTGTTTCTGACCTTATCTCTGTGACATTGTCGCCCAGCGACCCTGTTGCAGAGTTAAGGCGCTGTAACATTTGGCTGTCATTAAGAATTACGGCAGCGAGCCTAGGGTCTTTGGTTAGCTGGTATCTAGCCAGCACCATACGAATGCGCCCCATAAGATAGTCTGCTATGCTGCGAACTATATCAGAAAACTTATCCCCTGTTTTATTCTCTAGGGTTTTAAGGGAGTCTTCGTAAGACTCTCCAGTAAGATAACGCTCTGTGAACATGCGCTTGTATTCGCCCGCCACGGCTACTTTATCCGACAAAAAGTTGTTCCTTCTTTCTAGGTACTCGGCGTCAGTCATGCCGTCGAACCTGCGAACGTAAGCGTCAGCTGTCTCCTGTCGCATTTCGTCCGTCATCACTTCGTCGTGAAACGCTTCAATTTTTTGACGTCCAATGCGACCCTTGCTATCAGGAGTCGAATAGTCATTTATCATTCCGGCGATGTGGAGGTTCTCGTGACCAAGCAGCTTAGATATAGTTTTAGCGGCTTCCTCGTCGTTAAGACCTTCGGTCTCAATAGCTATTGCTTCTGGATCGTATACAATTTCCAGCTCCCCCGACTCACCCATTCTGGCTTGCGCCGGATGCCCGTTAAGGTTCTCAGATTTTACCGGAGTGCGTATAGATCCGATGGCGTTTTGAACCATTTCTTCTACAGCAGCTACTCTAGAGTCTTGGACATCTTTTAAGCTGCCTTTGTAAGCCATGTACCCTTCTTCTCTTCCGAACATTTGTCTAAACGCTAAAATCTGAGTAGGCCGCTCCGCTTGTTTTTTCTGAACCGCTCCTTGCGAAACGACACGAACTCCATCTTTGGCTTTTGTTAGCGCTGAAATAAACGATTTCCCATCGAGAGAAAGGGCAGGACCGTAGGTTTCTACATGGATGTTTCCCCCAAAAGCCGCTCCGGTTCGCGCACCACGAATCTTTGCAACGGAAGCGTCAGAAGTTATACGAATCCACCCTGATTCCTGAGCCGCTTGTACATACGCCAGTGGGGATGGCCCAGCGGCTTTTTTTGCTTGAGAGAAAAACTCGTCACGATCTGGTGGCTCCGTGCCGTAAACCTCCGCCATAGACACCTGTTCTTGAAACTGGTCTTCTATTTCGGAATCAGTGGTTTCGTTTTTAAGAGAGGGCTGCTCTCGTACCAAGTCTTTGACTTTTGACTCGATAATAACGGCCATGCCTTTTTCATCTTTATCCGGAGTGTAATTTCGAAGCCTGTCTGCTACCCATTGTTTAATGTAAAGACCATGCGAAGCCGCAGAAGCCCCTTCATCATCTCTTGAAGTGGCTTCTTCAAAAACATCAATGACCTTACCGTAGGGAGTTACCCAGTAATTTCTCCCAGTTTTAATTTTCTCTGCTTCGGTCTCCAAGCGACTTTTAACAGGTTTAGCCTGTTTTGATTTAGACTCCGCTGTTTTTTTCTCGCCTCCCGTAGCTCGTTGTTGGTAGTCGCGAATTTTAGCGTCATCTTGAGGGTCTTGAGCCAACGCCAAGATGTTGTCCATCGCTTGACTAAGCAAACTGTCGGGTCGGACATTTTGACCGCCAATAAGATTTTTAAACAGCTGCTTTACTTGCTCGTAGAGGTTCTTAAAAATGTTTGTGTTTTTAAGCTTGATGTCCGGCAAAGGAGCTTGAGTGCTCATCCATACCGAAAAGCGCGTGTTCGTAAGCGTTTCCGTAAACAACTCGTCAAGGTCTGACAACCCATAGAACATGTCGTCGCCTCGGCTAAACATCTTGCGAGCTGCTTGAGAAAGCGTTTGCCCTTTTTCTGGCTCTAGCACCTGACGGCGAATGTGGGTAAGAATCTTTGTAAGGTCTCGGTACGCTTCGCGTTCAACTCCAGTTCTGTTGTACGAAGGGCGGAGCTTGTGGAAAGCTACATGGTGTAGGGCTTCGTGAACAATTGTCTGCCCTATCGACCCGCGATGAAAGCTACCTACGTTGACCTGAATTTTACCAGTGCTTGAGCTGTCCCCGCTAGTATAGAGTCCCGCCCAGTTCTTGTCTTTTTGCAGGCTGGCAAGAGTTTCAAACGACACTCCAGAGAAATCTACGTTTGAAGACCCGATAAACTTTGCAAAAATCTTTACAAGTTGAGGTTGCTTGGGGTCTTCAGCTATCCCCAAAAGCACACGTTTAATGTCAAACTTTTCTTGGGTAGCACCGCCGTTCCAATCTATAATTTTATCTACGTTTGTCTTGATTAGAGTGCGCTTCTCTTCCTGATTTAAAACGGCTTGAGGCTCCGCAGATAAAACGCTTTTAGCTTTTTTAGTGTCAACTTCTACCGTTTGCTGAGAAATAAGATCGCGCATTCTTTCGCGCATCCGTGCGTCCATCTCTTT